GAATATCTACGGCTGCCTGCCCTCATCCACGAGGGACTCACGCAGCAGATGCCGGACTATGCGGCTGCAGTGTGGCGGCTGGAGGGGATGCTGGGGCGCGGCCTCAACGAGGCATTGGATGAGGCGGCCTTCATCACGGCATATGCCGCACTGGGACTGCCGGGAGAGGGGAAAAAAGTCAAGGATGTACCATAAAATTTCTCCGGTGATGGCATTGAGGCGGACCCCAACCAAGGAGATCCGCCTCAATGCGTTTTCGTATTTGTTTATAGAAGAAATTAGACAAGCGTATCATCCAGCAGGAAGTCGATGACGCCGACATTGAGAATGCCGTTATCATCATACCAACGCTTGCGAATGTCATGACGCACGATGATCTTCGGGAAAGAATCGCCGGTCAGCGCGAAGGGCTTATTCTCGGTGATTGCTTTTTCCTCTGTTCCCAATGCGTAGGCGGACTGAATGTAGGTCTTTTTCCCGCCGAAAGCGGCAATGAAATCGATCTCCCGCGCCACCGGAACGATCTTGCCTTTAGCATTTTTCTCATTGCCATAGACGATGCCAATGTCAACGGAGCATTCACGGATCATCAGCTCATTGAAAATGATGTTCTCCATGATATGCGTCATTTCCTGCTGACGGAAGCCGATGCGGGCATTTCGCAGTCCAATGTCCTCGCAGTAATACTTGTTGGGATAGTCAAAATAGCTCTTGCCCTTCACATCCCAGCGTTTGCATTCGGTAAAGAGGAAGGAGTCCGACAAATGATCCATATAGGCTTTCACGGTGTTCAGGGCAACGGCATTCTCACCGCTGCGCTTCTGCACGGTGCTGATGGTGGCTGCAACCTTCGTCGGATTGGTCAGAGAGCCGATGGACGAACACAGCAGATCAAGAATAGCGGACAGCACATCCTCCCGCTTGATCTTCTTTCGCTCTACAATGTCCTTCAGATAGACCTCGGAAAACAACGATTTCAGATAGGCCATTTTAGCGGCATCGTTGGGGCGGGAGAGGATCAGCGGCATACCGCCGTAGAATGCGTAGTTGTCAAAGGCGTCCTGCTTATCGCCGCCGACAGCCGAGTAGTATTCGGCAAAGGAAAGCGGATGCACACGGATCTCATCGCTGCGCCCCCGGAACTCCGTCAGGATGTCCGAGGACAGCATTTTGGAGTTGCTGCCGGTCACATAAATGTCCAAGTTGGACAAGGACTTCAAATCGTTGAGGGCGTCGTAAAAGGTGATCTTCTTCCCGTCCGGATTGTAGGGATTCGGAACTTCATCGGACATCTGAATTTCGTCTACAAAGAGATAATATTGGCCTGCGCTGTGTTCCACGATTTCCCGAACATGAGAGGCAAGCTCCAACGGATTACGATAGCGAATATCACGGGTCAAGTCCAGCTCAAAGGACAGAATATGGTCCTCGGCCACCCCTTCGCCGAGAAGGTAATTCTTGAACAGATTGCGCAGCAGATAGGATTTACCGCAGCGGCGAATACCTGTGATGATCTTCACTTGACCATCCCACATAAAGGAGATGAGCTTGTTCAAATAGCGTTCCCGTTTGATCTCCATGATACATCCTCCGTTGAAAACTTACCTGTATTATCTTACTACTTTTCAACGGATATTATACATCATTTTGAAAGAAAATCAAGAAGCCCATTAAAATGTTCCTGGATTTATCCGATAACATTTCAATGAATAAGTGCCTATCTCAAAAGATGCTTTGTGCTGCAAGACTCGCATCGATTTTCGCGGTAGTAGTTAGTTCCCAAAACTTTTGGGGCTATAGAGGATAACGGATTTGCGGTGGCATCATGCTGGTACACATGATGTACTGCTTTCCTTTTTCCGCATGCTTCTGAAGCCCTAATTTACAAATGGTGCATAGATGTGCTATTGGCCGTTACCTGTCGTTTTCAAGATACTTCAATGAAAGACAAGTGATTTTTAGGAGTATTGTTTAGGGAATTTTTTAGCCAGATTTTGATTCAGAAGTTCCCTAATATATTTTAAAACGTCTTCCAACACTTCTCCCGCATGAAAGTCATGATGCTTCCGTCATCCCGCCCCTCATAATAACGCACCAGCAGGCGCTTGAACTCCGGAACATGGCTCTCTGGGATCACCAACAGACCACCGCCCTTGGAGATCAGATAGTGGTTGGCGAAGATCACGGCGGCGCGCTTGTTACCGTCGTTGAAGATCTGCGTTTTCATGCAGTAGAGGCAAAGGCGGATGGCTACCTCCACAGGCTCTGCGGTGGATTGCAGAATGTCCTCCAAATGTTCCTTGACCAACTGCTCAATGGGCAGGGGTGGGACATAGCTGGTGCCGCCAATGGTCACAGGAACGCCCCGGATACGACCGCCATTGGTGTAAAATCCCTCGTTGACCAGCTGAGCGATGTGGCAGAGAATGGAGTAGTCTGTGGGATAGGACACCACATCCTTGTCCATAACGAACTCCCACGCGTGCTTGAGGTTCAAGATCTTCTGCACATCTGTTGCCGTCATGCCATTGACTTGACCGTTTTCGATAATGTCCTCCGTCTGCGGGAAGGTAGTCGCCACGCCTTCCAGAACAGCCTGATCGTAGATATTTGCCTTCATATTGGCGCGGGCGAAGTCAATATTCAGTATGACCCGGTCAGACAGCTCTGATTCCGTGTAGCCCTGCTGAGCCAACTGCTTCTCGATCCGCCGGATCTGCTTTTTCAGTTCTCTGGCTTCTCTGGCATTTCGCAGCAGCGTCTGGTAGAGGGTATCGGAATAGACATCCACATACTCGGACGTCAGCCGGCTGGCGATTCGTTTGCGGATATAGAGATATTGCTTGCCGCCTTGCTCCTTGATCTCTGGGGAACCATCATAGGGCAGCAGGTTCAGCCGTGCCTGATAGTCCGCCTTTTGCTGCAATAACTCTCGGATCTCGGGATAGTTATTTCCCACGGGTGTGTCCTCCTTATAGGGAACTTTTATGGAGTTGATTTTATCAATTTGTTCCCTAAAAATCAAGTACATTCTGTCGAGAGGCCAAAACCGTCATACTCCGTGCGAAAGCTGACGGCCACACATTACGTTTGCAATAAATAAAGTGTGGTCGTCAGATAACGTGTCATATATACCACTCTTGCAATCAAATCTGTGTGTAGAAAAACGTGCCGCATACCAATATGTGTTGCACATGGTATAAGCTTAACATTTACGCTTATCATGATGATTGATGAGATATCCGGCCGGTACAGGCGACGCTGGAGGGGCAGCTGCGGATCTGCCGGGCACTCCACAGGGAGGAGCGCGCCGGATGAGATGGCTGTATATGAGCTCCATCATCCTGGGGATATTATGTATCGGGATCATGGGATCGGTTAAGTATCCGGGGTTCCCGCCGTAATGGTGGGAGGCCCGGACTTTTTTGCTTTCGAGCCGATTCTTCAGAACTGAGTGATAGAGGGAATTTTACGGTCAGTTCTGAATCATCGCTCAGAACTGACCGCAGGGCTCACCCGCAAAAGCAGACGAAGACACACAGAGGGAACAAACCCCCAGCAGCCAGCAGAAGCGCTTACAACGGGCCGTTTTATAGGGAAGGGCATAGGGCGTTTGAACGGCGATAGCGGCGGCTGGCGTTTATGGAAAGATCGGCGGCATGGCTTCGCGCTCAGAACTGAGCATACATCATATAATAGCTCTGCTGCTGCGTTCAGTTCTGAAAAGGCTGCCAGACTGCGCAGGTGTGCAGAAACTCAAAAGCGGCACATTAGACACCTGCTTTCCGCAGAATGTGGCCAAGATTATCCTATCATGACACAATTAAATTGACAAAGAGAAGTTCACCCCTAAGCTGTAAAAAATGGCCTAAAAGGGGAAGCTCACTTTTTCAAAATAACCAGAGGCCGTCTTAGGTCTCATTGATAGCAATTGAACAAAATGATATTTTTGTTCAATCGTACTATTATCACCTTATAGGAGGTGATTTTTTTTATGCGTCCCCGTCTCGTGCGTTATTACGGCCCTGATTATGACAATCTGAAACATGGTCACGTCTATCAGGTACACTGTCTTTATTCCCATGGCTTCATGCTCATTGATGACCATCATGAACAGGCATATGTCTATGCCGGAAATTGTGAGGTGCTATGAGTGCCTTGTTATCATCCTATTTATGCCGTTCGTATCGGCACTAAGGAAAACGGAAAAGCCGAATTGAAGATGCTCGGTTATACCCCGGATGACCGTGAAACCTATGTCGAATGGCACAATCACCGCTATCCTCGTTCCGCTCTCGTTCCACTGCCCTGTGGTCAGTGTATCGGATGCCGTATTGACTATTCAAGGCAATGGGCAAACCGTTGTTTGCTTGAACTTAAGTATCATGACTCCGCTTGGTTCTGCACGTTCACTTACGATGATGACCACGTTCCCCGTACCTATTACCCTGACCCAGAGACCGGAGAAGCTATCCCAGCTTTGACCTTACAGAAGCGTGATTTCCAACTTTTGATGAAACGTATTCGGAAGAAATTCGAAAATGATAAGATTCGGTTCTTCATGTCCGGCGAGTACGGTTCACAGACGTTTCGACCCCATTATCACGCTATCTTGTTTGGACTTCATTTAGACGATCTACAGCCCTATAAGACCGTCAAAGAAGGAGGTGAATATTACACTTACTATAACAGTCCCTCGCTCCAAGAGTGTTGGCCTAATGGCTATGTTGTTGTCGGTGAAGTTACTTGGGAATCCTGTGCTTACACTGCTCGTTACGTAATGAAAAAGTTGAAAGGAAAGGAAGCTAAGTTTTATGGAGACCACAATATTCAGCCTGAGTTTACTCTCATGTCCCGAAAGCCTGGAATTGCGCGTGCATATTTCGATGAAAACCCTGACTGCGTTGAAAAACAGTATATCAACGTTTCTACGCCGAAAGGCGGAAAGAAATTCCGGCCGCCGAGGTACTATGACAAACTCTTCGACATCGAATGCCCCGAAAAGTCCGCAGAGTTAAAAGCCCTGCGTGCTAAGCTGGCCCAACAGGCCATGGAAGCTAAATTGTCTAATACGTCTCTCGATTCCTACGAACTGCGAGACGTTGAAGAAGAAAAACAGTCCAACCGACTAAAATCTTTAAGGAGGAATTTGTAATGAAAATGCTCAAGCGCAAGGACAAGAAGGTGTTTTCTCGAACTGCCTCTAAGTCCAAGAAAATTAACATCGCTCCCAAGATTTTCCGTGGAGGTATCCGGCTATGAACCGTGATGAGGCTATATCGGTTTTTCGTAGTCTTTCCCCTGATATTCAGGATTACATTCTTTCCCTATTATGTTTGATTGTGTCCGAATCGGACACGAAAGGAGAATAAGAAATGATTACAGGTATCTATGCTATCAAGGACGCTAAGTCCACGTTCATGCCCTGCACCGTTGATGTCAACGATGCTACCGCCGTTCGTAACTTTGAACACGCTGTCCGTCAGCCTGATTCTCTGCTCGCTTCCCACCCCAATGATTTCGCTTTGTATAAGCTCGCTACTTTTGACAACGTCGGCGGCTATATTGAGCCGCTTAACCCCCCTCGCCAGCTTTGTGACGCCGCCCAGTGTCTTGTGAAGGAGTGACAATATGGAATTTAAAACACAGTATGATGCTCGTGATCGTGTCTTTACTGATTCCGGTTCTCCTGAGCATATCACCTACGCCGGCCACTATGACGAAAAAGGCCGTGTAGTCCTCGAAGAATCTGGCCGTGAAAATCTGTATGACTATATTCAGTCCTATGCTGAAAGCTGTGATATCCACGTTCTCATGAAGCGCTACGCCAACGGCGATGTTGACGCTTTGTCTCAGAAGCAAGGCTTTTATGGTGACTTCCTCGACTTCCCGAAGACCTACGCCGAAGCTCTCAACCACATGAATGAAATGGAACGTCAGTTCATGGCCCTTCCGGTGGAAACTCGTGAGAAGTTCGGCAACAGTTTCACGGAGTTTCTTGCCGCTTCTGGTGAAGCTGATTTCCTTGAACGGCTCGGAATTAAGAAGGAGCCTGTCTCTGAGCCTGTCCCTGCTATTTCTCAGGTTGAAACTAAGGAGGTTACGAAAGAATGAACAGAAATACCGAATCTCATTTTAGTCTGTCCCCCCATGTAGATATCTCCCGTTCTCGCTTTGACCGTTCCGCTTCCCTGAAGACCTCGTTTAATGCTGGTGATGTAGTCCCTTTTTTCCTCGAAGAAGTGCTTCCCGGCGATACGTTCAGCGTAGATACGTCCAAGGTTGTCCGTATGCAGACTTTGCTCACCCCTATGATGGACAACGTTTATCTGGATACCTACTATTTCTTTGTCCCCAACCGGCTTGTTTGGGATCATTGGAAGGAGTTCTGTGGTGAGAATACTGAAAGCGCATGGATTCCGGCGACTGAGTACACTATGCCCCAGATTACAAGTCCTTCTGATACAGGATGGAACGTTGGAACTCTTGCTGACTATTTTGGTATCCCAACTGGCGTTGCTGGTCTCTCTGTTTCTGCTTTGCCTTTTAGAGCCTATGCTTTGATCATGAATGAGTGGTTCCGTGACCAGAACCTCCAAGACCCTCTTGTTGTTCCGACCGATGATTCTACGGTCGCAGGTGTGAATACTGGCACACTTGTGACAGATGTCGCCAAGGGCGGTAAGCCTTTTATCGCCGCCAAGTACCACGACTATTTCACTTCTGCTCTTCCCGCTCCGCAGAAAGGCCCGGATGTTACAATCCCGGTTGCTACTGCTGGCGAAACTTATGTCGTTGGCAATGGTAAAACTTTGGGTTTGACTAATGGTACTGTTCTTGGTGCTCTTGGTTTATCTTCTGATAGGAAAGGTATTTATTCTGATAGGTTTGGTTCTCCCCTTGATGGTGGTGCTCCTTCTGCAAATGGGTATACTGGTTATTACGGTGTTCCTACGCTTGAACAGCTTGCCGGTCATCCTGAAAACTCTGGTCTTGTTGCTGTTCAACCTTCTGTTGCTCAGGCCGCTACCATCAATCAGTTGCGTCTTGCTTTCCAGATTCAGAAGTTCTATGAACAGCAGGCCCGAGGCGGTTCTCGTTATACTGAGGTTGTCCGCTCTTTCTTCGGTGTAACGTCTCCCGATGCTCGTTTGCAGCGTCCTGAATATCTCGGTGGTAATCGTGTCCCTATCAACGTCAATCAGATTGTCCAGCAGTCCGGTACTGAGTCTTCCGGTACTCCGCAAGGTACTGTTGTTGGTCAGTCTCTTACCACGGATAAACACTCTGATTTCACCAAGTCTTTCACGGAGCATGGTTTGATTATCGGCGTTATGGTTGCTCGTTATGACCACACCTATCAGCAAGGCCTTAACCGCCTGTGGTCTCGCAAGGATAAGTTTGATTTTTATTGGCCCGTGTTTGCTAACATCGGTGAACAGGCTATCAAGAACAAAGAAATCTTTGCACAAGGCAATGATAAGGATAACGAAGTTTTTGGCTATCAGGAAGCATGGGCCGAATATCGTTACAAGCCCAATATGGTGACCGGAGAAATGAGGTCTGCGTATGCTCAGTCTTTGGATGTTTGGCATCTGGCTGACGATTACAGCACCCTTCCTTCTTTATCTGATTCGTGGATCAGAGAGGACAAGGCAAACATTGATCGTGTTTTGGCTGTTACATCTGCTGTTAGTAATCAGTTTTTTGCTGATATCTACGTGAAGAACTATTGTACCCGGCCCATGCCCATGTACAGCGTCCCCGGCCTGATTGATCATCATTGATTTATAGAGGGGGCCAATGCCCCCTCTTGTTTTTTTTGAAAGGAGTTGTTATAATGGCATTTGGTACCACTACTTCCGCTTACGAAATGGATGGTGTCGGAGCCGCTCCGGCTGTTAACCGTGCCGCCGATCAGATTGCCGGTTTGAAAGGTGTTGCACAAGCTAATAGTGCTTTTAATGCTGAGCAGGCAAAAGTGCAACGTGATTGGACAGAGCAAATGACTGCTAAACAGATGCAGTTTAATTCTGCCGAAGCCGCTAAAAATCGTCAGTGGCAAGAAATGATGTCCAATACTGCCCATCAGCGTGAAGTGCGTGACCTTATGGCCGCTGGTTTAAATCCTGTTCTTTCTGCTATGAATGGCAACGGTGCCGCTGTTGGTTCTGGTGCGACCGCTTCAGCGTCCCTTGGAAGCGGTTCTAAGGCTGACGCAGATACAGCCGCCTCCGGTGCTATTGCTAACTTGCTTGGCTCCATCTTGGGCGCTCAGACGGCGCTACAGAGTGCAAACATCAACGCCCGTACACAGGAAGCCGTTGCAGACAAGTACACCGCTATGGAGCATATTGTTGCTCAGATCGCCGCCGCCGCTGGTATCCGGCAAGCTGGCATTCATGCCGGTGCTACTCGTGATGCCGCCGCTATGAGTTCTTCCGCTACTCGGTATGCTGCTGGTCAAGCCGCTTTAGCTTCTATCTTTGGTTCTTCGGTCAATTCTGCCGCTACTCGGTATTCTGCGGATCAACATTTGGAAGGCTCCAAGTATGGAGCTGATAAGTCTTATGACGCTTCCAAGTATTCTACGGATAAAACTTGGGATAAGAATGTTCACTTTGGCAACGGTAGTTTTATGAATCAGGTCGCTGGCAATCTTGGATTGTCCATTGAAGCTCTTTTAAAAATGATTGGAGGTTAAGTATGGAAAGTATCATCATGGTTTTGGCTTTGTCCGTAGTCACGGCCGTTACTCTAAAAATCATAAAAGAAATTTTTTCTTAAAAGCGGCGTTAGCCGCCAAAAGAGACCCACGGTTTAAACGCCGTGGGTCTCCGACTGTACGTCCATTTACATTAGGCGTACACTCAGCACAGTTAACTTTCTTGATGTTAACTGTGCTGAGTGACACCAAAGGTCACTTTGCGTGTCATGTAGAAGTTGCTTGCACATGTCTAGAACGTATGCAGTATTTCAAGATAAAATGTTTAGTAGGAGACCCCCGTAGGATACAAGTTCCTAAAAAATAATAGATAATAAAGCCTAAAATTTAATGGTAAACTGAAATAGAAGTATATTCTTGGTTTCGTGCACATTTGTGTATTTAGCCTAGAACTAGGCCGAAATCTTTAGTAAATAAGTAAATTGATATTTTTGTTCAATTAAGGGAAGGGCGAGCCAGGGAAGGGGGGTGACAGTTGTTATTTTGACAAAGTGAACGTCTCCCCCGCTTAGGTGCTTTGCCCTCTTTTTACGCTTGCCATACACGCACCGTCAGTATTTCTTGGGAAAATTCGCCTTTCCTAATTGCCAGAGATATTGGTCGATTTCCTTTACGGTATATGATTGCAATACATATAGTTCTGTCTGCGGTTTTGAATCGAATGAGCAGACAACCGCTGCCTGTGTAACCATGATCTCTCCCGCAAGCTCATTTCGCAGGCTCCTCTGCCAACGCATGAACGTGCTGTAGCCGATTCCATGCTCCCGGCACCATTGCCGCTTTGGCATACCGCTTCCGTTGTACGCTTTTATGATTTCGATACATCTCTCTTTTTTCAGGGTTTGAAACTCGTCCGGCATTCCTGAGACCTCCTTGAGGCTTTTGGTACCGATGGGGCTTTTGATACCTCGGTCTCAATTATCTCATCTCTACTTTGATCTTGCCAGACGGTGGATTATGAGGCGCTTAGGGAGGAACTTACTTTATGCAAGAGAAAAAAATCAAATTTACCGACGTATTGTTCGTTGGTCTGGCGTTCTTCGCCTCCTACTTCGGCGCGGGCAACCTGATCTTCCCGCCAATGCTGGGCCTGCAAAGCGGCAGCAACTGGCTCAGCGGCATGATCGGTATGCTGGCCTCCGGTGTGGGTCTGCCCATTCTGGCCATCATCGTGCTGGGTATGTGCGGCTCCGTCCAGAAAATCTCCGACCATGTGAACAAGAAGTTCTACACCGTCATGATCGGCGCCATCATGATCCTCTGCTGCTGCGTCTCCATCCCCAGAACCGCAGCCGTCGGCATTGAGATGGGCCTTCAGGGCATCTGGCCCGGTGCGCCCTATCTGGTTTTCGTCATTCTCTACTTCGTGATTGCGTTCCTGTTCGCCAAGGACCGCGGCACCGCACTGGATAAGGTCGGCAAGATCCTGACCCCCATTATGACCATCATCCTGTTCATTCTGGTAGTCAAGGGCGCTGTCAGCCCCATCGGTACTCCCGGCGCCGCCTCCGTGGATAACGCCTTTGTCAACAGCTTTCTGGGCGGTTACAGCACCGGCGACGTTCTGGTGTCCTTCCTGGCTGCCGGCGTGTTCTTTGACAGCATCAAACGCAAGGGCTACGAGGGTGAAGCCTTCCGCAAGGCCCATGTCCGGGCCTGCCTGATCGCCGCCGTCTGTCTGGCTATTGTCTATGGCGGCCTGCTGTATATGGGCGCCTGCGTCAGCACCGAGTACACGCCCGACAGCATCAGCAACGCCAACCTCCTGCTGGCGATCATCCGCTCCAGCGGCGGCCAGATCGCGATTTATGGTCTGTGCCTGTCCGTGGTGCTGGCCTGCCTCACCACCGCCATCAGCCAGATCACCGCTGTGGCAGACTTCTATGAGACCGCCACCCACGGCAAGCTGTCCTACAAGGTTCTGGTCATGATCGTCCCTATCGTCACCACCATCGTCGCCAGCTTCGGTCTGGATACCATCGTGAGCCTGACCTCCCCCTGGTTCTCCTTCTTCTATCCCATCACGCTGGTGATGACCATTCTGGGCATCTTCGAGAAGAAGATCCCCAATGACGGCGCGTTCAAGGGCGCTGTGTACTTCACAGTGATCTACGCCGTTCTGGATCTGCCCCACGAGTATGGTTTCGGCTTCCTGGACCCTGTTCTGAATCACATCCCCCTCTATGGTCTGGGCTTCGGCTGGATCGTTCCCGCCATCGTGGGCTTCATCGTGGGTTTCATTGCCTGGAAGGGCAAGGGCCGCACGGAGACCTGA